ATCTTCGAGCATGAAGGCTGCACCTGGCGTGTTGTACGTGATGTTACTTTGCACCAGCCCCCAGTGGGCGTTGTGGACAGCAATGCCCCACTTGTGAAAATGGAAGCCGGAGGCGGCATTGTTCACCGCGTTGCCAATCAGCGTAAATTGCCAGCCATTGCTCTGTGGAGATGATGGGCCCATGAGATGGTGCATATGTAGCGGATAGCGCCCGACTTGATTCGTGCCGATCTTGGTAATTGCTCCACTCGCGATGGTCGTACTATCGAGCGGACTCGTGGTTGTCCGTCCGAGGTCTTGAAATTCAACGTACCGCACATCTACGTCTGCCCGACCGATAAAGAGCACGTGTCCGCGTGTGGCAGCGGGGTTTTCGGATTTGACGACGACATTGCGAGTGATATTCCCGATGTGCGGAAGTTTCTGGATGGTCCCAGCATTGTTGCGTGCGCCTTTGTGCGCATAAGTGAGGCCGGCGACGACGATTGACAGATTATCCCCTGCAACAGAAGAGATAGTACGCTCTTCCCATTGTGGTGAGATTGGACCATGTGGTGGTATCCACTTATCAGTTGTATGGGCCTGTGTGTCAGGAATAACAACAGTATCGCCAGCTCCCCACCCTGACACCGCAGACCCGAATGTGACAGTCGTGGCGCTGACGGTGGTTTCTGCTCCAAAGCGCACAAAACTCGTCTTTGTCGCTCCGACCATACGGACGGTGCCCCCAGTGGCAAGGATGCCCGTCCCAAACTGCTCTGGATCATACACACCCGAGGCGTCGTCCACGGTGTCAGGAGCAGTGTTGCGAACGATAAGCGTCGCCGTATTGGAGGAACCAATCGGTGTCCCGGTTGTCCCAACGTTCATGGTCCCGCCAGTTTTTACCAGGATGGTATCGAACGTGAGTTGTGTGTTCGCGTTCGTTGTCCAGGTCAGTGTCCCGCCAGTTTCCACACAGATATTCTTGGCCACGCCCGCCGAGGCATTCATGGTGACAGTATGAGCACTAACAATCTTCACGACATCTGAGGCCCCCGGTACGCCAGAGGGAGTCCAGGTGCCTGCGGTATTCCAGTTCCCTGTGCCAGCAGAGGTCTTCGTGGTGGCCTGGCAGAAGTCAGGGATGTACTCAACCCGGCTATGCTTCAAGTTGATCGTGATACAGTTGGTATCGCAATAGGCCGCCCATGTCTGGGCAGGGAGGAGGATGAGAGCAATGAATAACGCGAGACGCTTCATTAGAATTTACTCCATGAATCTGTCAAATAGAGCAGTTTGATGTTGCGAAAGATGGGCACGTTTGCCATAGTTGCATCTGTGGTGGTGTCATCGATTTGCATGCGCACGCAAACCTCGCATGCGTTTGTTGAGGTGCACGAGCCATTTGGTGTGATCGCTGCGCTTTGTACAGTCCACTGGTCATTTTGCGCAAAGCCCGAGTTGAAATTCACATCTGCCGCTACCGTAGATCCCCACGTGGAGTTGAGCGCAGCACTGTGTTCTCTTTGCGCAGCACTGATGTCCATTGCAAGATCTTGGTTGGTGAAGGTTGTATTGGAGTTCGCGCCTGTGATGACTGCATATACGCTACCCGTAGCCGCATAGCCCACGAGTGTAGTGCACCCTTCCGCGCGAGAGGTGTTTGCCACATCAGTGCAATTCAGTGCAGACCTCGGAGCAGAGCCATTCACCACCGCAAGTTCTTCTGCGCATGTGCTCCCTGCCGGACCTGAGGTGCTAGTCGCTCTGAGCTCAATGTCCGCCGTCTCATAGGCGTAGTATTGGCTGTTCTGGTACTTGAACATGTTGCGACGAGAGGCATTATCAGGGTCAATACAGATCACATCGGCTGCCGCCTCACTGTCGAAAAAGCAAAACTGTCGGTTCACCGGAACCGCAAACTTCACATCCACTGGCGTGTCTGTGTCCAGCACGAATGTGCCCGCCGCAACGTAGAACCGTGCACAGAGACCTCCTGAGCCCTCGCAGAACTTCACCGACTTCGTTGCGCTACTTGCATCATCAAATATCAAGCCATTGGTACCCATAGTGATGGTGGGTGACGCTCCACTGGCGTTGTAAGCCGCCTGGAGGGTAGTCGCGAGCGGGGTGTTGACATAGACAACCTCACTCCAGAGCGTCCCATTCCATCGTAGCACAAGCGTGTCGGGCACACGCGAGAGTTGATCTGAGGACACCGTACGGGAAGAGACCCGCAATTCCAACCCTGTGCTATCATCGAGTTTGACCCCCTCGCCAAAGTCTGGATCGCCTGCCCCGAGTAAGACGCACTCCTGTCCCACGGTCGTGCCCGCGATAATTTGTGGGTTCGAGGTGAGGTCGACAAATTCACTTCCCGCGGTTGAGGACTTCACCGGGACAACGTGTTGTAGATTGCAGTTGATTTGTGAGCTCTCGCTCAGCGATTGCACGGTAGCGGTGTTCAGCAGCAGTTTGCGGACCGTGACATCGCGTGCGGTAAAATCTCCGGTGGAGTTGATGCGAATGGTTGGATTCGTCGCGGCTCCAGACGGATTGTCAATCGCGATGCCGTTACTTGACTGAAGACTCGCAATCGTGGTGACGCCGGCAGCCGTTCTGCGGAGGAGCCCATTACTGCCGGGGTCGCTGAGGTCACCGATTTTGATCCAGGTGTTGGTGGTCGTGCAGACATATAATTCCGACCCTCCACTGTCCGTGTCGTGATGCTGCTGTCCTTCCGTGCAGGTCGCTGGCAGCGATGTGCTGCGGGTAGCAGGCTTGCTACTGTCAGCAGCCCCCGCGTCAAGCGTGTCTCCGCTGGCAGCGGTCAAGGCGCTGACGTCGCCGCTGCTATCCGTCCACACGTCGGTGATGTCGCCACTGCCTGCCGCCCCTTGGACCACCCAGGTGTTGGTGGATTCGCACAGATACCAACGCGAGCCGCTCGTCGCGTCGGTGTCCATGTACATATCGCCGGTCGTGCAGGTGGCCGGCAACGTGGTGGAGTTGGGCACGCGCACGGTCTTACTGGTCAAGACGATGGTGGCAGGGAGAGAGGCGGTTGCGGTCGAGCCTTCGCCTGGGGTGTGGCTTACGGTGATTTCGTTTGCTGTGCCGGCCACATCAGCCACGTAGTTGCCGGTGGTATCGGTGGTCAGTGCCACGCTATCGGCCTGAATGGTGGCCGTTACGCCGGAGGTGACAACATCACCTGCGAGCGGGCCAAGCTGAAACGTGCCGCTGGCGTCAGGCAGTGTCCAGGTGCGGTCAGCCGTCAACGTGCCGGCCTCAATCATGCCTTCGATGGTGTCGGCGGTTGGTCCTTCAAAAAAGACGCCCGTCGCGCCAAAGTAGGCCGTGCCGCCAGCAAAGCCAGGGCTGTTGGCGAGTGTTGAGGCGGTGTTGAGATCGATCCAGTTGATCGAGGTGTCGGTAATCTCACTCGAGCCAATGGCGTTCGCGGCAATCGTTGTGGTAAATGTTCCTGTTCCTGTCCCTGTCACGTCGCCCTGCAGGGTAATAGTTTGGTCGCCAGTGTTGGTGCCACTCAAGCCGGTAACGGCAATGGTCATGGTGTCGGTGGTTTCGTTGCCGGTGATCGTGATGGGTGCGGTCGCTACCCAGTTGAGGGTATCGGTGGCGGTGTCCGCCACCGGATCAGTGCCAGCGGGTGCGTTCATTGTCGTGAAGGCATTGATGGCAATGGGGGTACAGGTACCGTCACCGAGCACGCCGGTGGTCGTGTTGCACGTGCCAGTGATACCAGTAAATGTCACCCACTCGGCAAAGGTGTTGATCTCTTCATCGCGGGTGATCGCTGCGGCCAGCCACCCATCGTCGAGTGTGCCAGCCCCACCAGTTTTGGGAATGGCATTCGTGCTAGGGGTCGCCGTGGCGATCTCATCACTGCCCCCATGCTGATGCGAGGTGGCATGCGCCGTGGGCGTGCGAGCATTCGAGAGCCGGGCATCGTTGCCTTGCACCACGACATTGGCCGCATTCTCGCCGTCCGTGGCAAGCTCAACCACGCCGGTGGCGGTCGTGGTGGCGGCAGTGACCGCGACCGTGAGCGTATCAGTGGTTGCATCGCCGGTGATCGTGATGGGTGCGGTCGCTACCCAGTTGAGGGTATCGGCGGTAGAGTCCGCAACCGGATCAGTGCCAGCGGGTGCGTTCTGGGTGGTGAAGGGGAGTGGATACTCGGTGACGATTTCATTGATGGCGGTCTGGACGTTCGTGGCAGCGAGAGAGCCAGCAGGGGTGTTGGTGATCTCTGCTGCGATGTAATCGCCTGATGCGGCAGTGACAACGCCCGTGCGTCCCTCAAATGAGGTGACGCCAGAGGAAGATGCGCTTGAGGTCGTGACCCATTCGCCGGTTTGGTCACAGACGCCCGTATTCCCGCCGTCTTCAGGGGTTTTACAAATCCAGGTCGTGCCGTCATCCAGGTCTGTGCAGAGCTGGTGCAACGTGGCGGGCACGTTGGTGCGGCAGTCGGTGGCGTGGGTGAGTGGGGTGGCAGTGGCAGAGGTCGAAGGAACGTTAACAATCTGCGCGCGAGCAAGCGCGGGCAGAATCAGGAGGGACGCAAAAAAAAAACGCGGGAAATTCTCATTGTTGGACGCCCTCAAGGTATGCGTTGATCGTGCCGGACGAATACGATGACACGCGGGCCTTTACCCATTTGCTGGGCATGGTCACGTTGATGATGCTGTCTGCTGAGACGGACGCGGCTTGTATCTCGTGGTCATTGTTGGCGGGTTTGGCCGGGGCGTTTGACACGTTCACGATCACTGTTGCGGTGGTAATGCCGCTCACGTGGATGGTGTAGGCATTAAAAGCTTCGACGGCGATCCAACTGCCGTCTCCGGTTGCTGCTGCGTCGGCAAGGAGCGTGGCACGCTCTACCCTGCGTCCGTGAATGGTGTTGAAGTTCTGCGCGTCGGCTGGGACTGCAGCGCCCAGCAGGAGGAGGAACAGCAGGACGCGGAGGATGGGCTGCTTATCCTGGTCAAGGGGCGGGTCTTGCGGGCGTTTTTGGAGCAAGCCGCCAAGCATGGCGAGTGCAGCGGTGAGCGCGTCTGGCCAATCCCCACCCACTGCGAGCCCTGCGGCGGCAGCCGTGGCGAGGTTGGCCACGAGTTTGAGCATGGTGACAAGTGACATAGCGCCTCTTAGGTCAAGCTGATGCTGGTCGAGCCAATGGCGTGCGTGGCCTCATAGTCCGTGTCGGTCACGCCGCCGTCATCATCGAGTTTCGCCAGCACAAGGTTCAGATCCGTCTTCACTTCGTTGCCCAGTGTCGACGTGGCTTTGAGTTGGCGGATCAATTCGTTCTTGGTCGAGCGGGGCAGCGGTAGTCGATTGAGTTGTGATGCTCTCATGCGGCCTCCTGTTCGTAGACCATGATGGAAAAACGTGGAGTTTTGCGATGAATGGGGAGGGAGGGCGTCATGTGTGGCTGGTCGGGGGAGCGCACGCCCAGATAGCGCCCGTTCTCAATGGGATACTCCCATGTGTCAATGACTGCGTGTTGCAGGACTTCCAAGACTGCACGCGAGACGGTCGTGAGTTCTCCATACGGAACGGAAAACGCATTGCCGTTGACGCAGCCCGTGATGGGGCGGTTTTCGTTCGCGTGGGGCGCGATGTAGATTTTGACGAGTTCCTTGCCATTCACGGGACCACGGGGCGTCTCACGCTCAAGCGGTTCACCCTGCGGGGTGACGAGCCCGTGGGGCTTGAGGGACTTCACGATGTCGGCAATGGCCGTGCTCTGCTGGAGGATCAGGTGTTCGAGCCGGTCCAGGCGGGCATGGTCGCTGGCATCGTTTTCCTGGTCGAGGCGCTGTTCCTCGGCCTTCGCGTCCTGCGCTGCCTGTCGCTCGTCGTCTTCCACGGAGCCCGTGAGGTACTCGCCGACGGGCTCTGGCATCTGTGCGAGTGCGTCTTCGGCGTGCTTCTGCGCTTCGTTGAGCAGTTCGGCTTCGGTTTTACGCGCCATGATGTCGAAATCTCCGTGTGGTGGGGGTCGGAGGAGTTGGTTCGATCAGCGCCGCAATCCGCACATGCGAGTGCACGAGGAAAAGAAAATCTGCGGCATCGATCTCAAACGGCACACCCACGGGAAAGACTTTACGGTGGTCGTTAATGGACATGACGCGCGTTTCCCCTGGCGTGATGGTGGTATGCGGATCGGGGGAGATCAGTGCTTTCATGGGTGCCTATCGATCGCCTTTGAATGCCAGGATCATGTTGCGTCCGCTGTTGGTCTGGTGGTCGGCGGGGATGCTGACACCAGGGGCGGTGATATGCCCTGCGCTGGCAAAGGTGCCGTCGCGGTCAATATGTTTGCCATCGGTGTTGGCGGTCTCGGTGCTGGCGATGGTATCGCCGCCTGCGTACTTGCTGATGCCGGAGGTGTCGCGGGTCACGACGCCAGTCGAGCCTGTGACCAGGAGACTCAGCGCAGCCGCCCATTGCGCGTGCTTGTCGTTGTTAAACCAGAGATACAGGTTCGGGTTGGTGCCGCCGTGGTTCTGAATGAACAGCACGGCATCAGGGACAAAGCCCAGTTCGGCGTGCACGATGGCGGCGGTCGAGGCGCTGATAAATTCAATAGTGGCTATTTGTGACATGGTGCGCTCACTTATGGGTTATGGGTTGGCATCGCCAACGGTCACCTCGCCTCGGGTCATAAAATTGTCGTTCAAAATTTTACGTGCGCCGGTATGTTTCCAGCCACTCGTGGAGAGCTGGTTGAGGGGATCGGCCACGCCGGCAGAGCCCAAGGGCTTGATGATGTTCTCTAAAGACATGCCTTCGAGCGGCACCGTGGCTATCGCTTCTTTGCCAAAGAGCAAGAGCGAGTAGACATCGGCGTTGCTGCTCGTGGATTTCACGTCGCCTGACGCGGCGCCGCCGCCGCCCAGCCAGGCTTTGGCTTGGGTCGTCTGGATCCAGCGCGTGTTCTTGTAGGCCCCGACTTCGCCGTCCATCACTTTGGACTCAGAGGCGTACTCTTCCACGCTGATCCAGCCGGGCATCTCCTGCATGGTGAAGATCACATTGACATGGGTGATGCCGATGTAGGCGGGCCGGATCGGGAAGGTGCTGACCTTGGTGGTCGCCGCGACCATCTCGGTAAACATGCTGGCGTTGTTGGCGTGCAGATAGCGAATCATCCGGTCGAGGAGCGTCGGATCGACTTTATGCGTGGTGGTGGTGAGGTTCGCACGGGCGGTCTGCCCGCCACCGTAAAAGACGGAGGTGCCGGCGGCGGCGACGTCGCGGAGCAGCGCGTCGAGCGTCTGTCCACTCTGCTCGCCTAAGAGGTCGTTGGCTTCATTCAGGAGGTCATTCTCAACCGTTGCGCGTCCAAAGTCGGTGAGGGTAACATAATCTCCCCATTGCTGGAGCGTGGCACTGATGTCCGTTTTGCTCATTTGCCGTCCCGTTGGCGGCGATCCCTCGGTGATGGCGGCCAGCGCGAGCGCGAGGGCCTCAAACCGGCGCATGACAATAGTGTTGCCGTTGCGCTTGGCGAGGCTGCGCCGCTGGGCTACCTTTTGATACGCCAGGTAGGGCAACGCCCGCATTAAGAGTTTGCGGTCGAAATAACTGGCGACGGCGGGCGGGATCGTGACACTGGTGGTGACTGCCATAGCTTAACTCCTCCGATTGACTTCCGCGCGGAAGTCGTCTTCCGACATATTCCAGACATCCTGGGCCGTGCGGGGCTGTTGCGCGGTCTGTCGTCCGCCGGCGCCCTGCACGACTTTCAGGGCGGCACCTTTGGTGGCGTTCTGGATGGCTTTGGTGACATCCTTTGCGCCCTCGGTGCGAGCACCGATCGCGTTACGAATGGCGCGGATGGTCTGCACGAGATTGCCGTTGCTCTTGGCGTGCACTTCGTGCAGCAGGCCCAGCATGTAGCGATCTTCTGGGCCGAGCATCTGGAGAAAGGGAGCAATCTCTGGGTTCTGGCGGGTCAGTGGCGCAAGGTAGGTGTTGACGACGGAATCGTAGTCGTTGCCCTTGCCGAGCGTGTGTTCGCTGTAGAGTCCACGGGCGCGTTGATCATCACTGGCACGCTGTAAGCCTTGCTCAATCCTCCAGTCGGAGTATTCGATCAGGTCTTTCTCGGTCCACTGCTGGCGTGGCTTGCTGAAAAATTCGGGGGCACGCGGTTGCTGTCGGAAGTTCGGGTCACTCAAGTTGCGCAGCGAGGACTCGAGCTCGCGGTTGCGGCGCTCTAACGCCTCAAAGCGGGCCGTGTAATCAGGAGGGGGGGAAGACGCTGGGGTAGGCGTCTCCCCCGATGGCGCTGGCTCGCTGACACTTGTGGATTCCTCTCCCGCGTTGAAATCGACGGGTTCCTCAGCCGTCTGCGGCTGTTCCTGCTCACCTGTATCAAATCCGCTCACTTCTTCCGCTTCCATACGTTCCCTTTTGATACAATTTAGTGTAGTACCGTATCAAATACGCTACGTTATAGATTCGGATATGTACCAATTTGATACGAATGTCAAGTCAGCAGACGGCAGAAAGCCGCCGCGTCAGCCCATGACCCCGGAAAAGCGGGCGAAAATGGAGGCGGGCAAGCAGCGACGCAAAGAAGAGCGGTTCAATATTTTGGCGGGTCGCGCGTCTGGCGATGTGCTGCCCGGCATTACGCGGTGGGATCAGATCGAGCAGACCTCGCTTGGCCGAAAAATGACCGGACGAGAACGGCAGGCGCTTTCGGAAGCCGGCTGTCGGTGGCTCAATGAGCGGGCCATCGACCTGCTGGAGTACGCCTATGCCATCGTGAAGGGGACCATCAAAACAGACCGGGATGATGGGCCTCGGATCGCGCTGTTGCGGCAGATTGTCGGCACGATTCTCCCGGCGGCGCGTGTGCCGCAGGAGGAGCAAAGCGAGAGCAAAGTGACGCGGATTGTGATTGGCGCGCCGCTCAAACGCCTCATCGAGAAAGGCGTGACGGTCGCGGCAGAAGTGCGAGAAGGAGACGCGGCCAATGAATGACGAGGGTGAACTACGCTACACGCCAAACCCCAGTGCTATTGCGATTCATGATAGTGCCTACAAAATCAAAGCTATTTGTGGGCCTGTCGGGAGCGGGAAAACCTCGGTTGCGTGCTGGGAGTTCTTTCTGCTCTGTCACGACAGCAAGGTCCCCGTGCGGGGCGTCGTCATTCGGGAGTCCTACCGTGAACTCCAAGACTCCACGCGCAAAACGTTCTTTGAGTGGTTTGGGGAGTTCGCAGAGTACAAAGAGAAGAACGAGACTGCGCTCCTCACCATTCCTGGGGCCGATGGAAAGGTGAGAACGCACGAGCTCATGTTCCGGGCATGTCGCAAAGAGTCGGACGCGACGAAATTTTTATCGACGGAGTTTGCCTTTGCGTGGCTTGAGGAAATCTGCCCCGTCTACACGTCGAAAGGCGTGATGGGCCAGGGCTTGCCGATGGGCGTCTTTGATGTCGCAAAGATGCGGATTCGCCAGAAGCACGCGCCGCGCCTCGAAATCGTCTTGACCTTCAATCCGCCGAATACCCGGCACTGGGTCTACAAAGAAATTTTCGTCAAGACGCCGGCGGAATTAGACCGCAAAGGCTATGCCCTCTTTCGGCAACCGGCCTACGAGAACAAAGAAAATCTCCCCACAAACTACTATGAGGAATTGACGGAAACACTTTCGCCCGATTTAGCGCGGCGCTTCGTGCAGGGCGAAGTCGTTACTATGTACGAGGGCGAGCGTGTGTTTCCAGAGGCCAAGGATAACTGGCATATCGTGGAGCATGTGGATCCGTTGCCGGGGTTGCCGCTTATCCTGGGGCAAGACTATGGATTGTGTTACGACGACAAAACAGAAGTATTAACTGACAAGGGCTGGCTCTTCTTTCGAGACGTGCCGGATGACGCCCGATTTGCGACGCTCAATCCTGAAACGCGAGAGGTATCGTATGCGTTTGCGGACAAACGAGTTGCAGAGCCCTACTCTGGCGAAATGCTGGAATGGGCAACCGCCGCAGTGAACATTTGCGTTACGGCTGACCATTGGGTGCCGTGGGTTGATGACCATGATGAAAAACGGGCTGTGCGGTGGGCGCAAGCGAAACAACTTGCACAGCGGAGAGGTTCTCATCATTGCGTACTCGTGACTGGGCAGTGGCGTGCACCAGCATTTGATCCCCAAGCAACCTACGGACCGTTAGGGTGGGATGCGCTCACGTTTTGCGAATTTATGGGGTGGTATTTGAGCGAGGGGAGTTGTGACGGGACATATCGAGTCAATGTGGCGCAACAAGAGCGGCACTTGAAGCTTGAGCAATCACTTGACGCTACAGGGTTGACATGGCGACGAGCAGCAACAAGTTACCGAATCTCCCATCGGGGTCTTGTTGCCTACTTGTCGCAATTTGGAAAAGCAAAAGAGAAATTTGTTCCTGATGAAATCAAGCAATTCCCTTCATGGCTCATCCGACGGTTTATTGATAGCTACACACTGGGCGATGGCAACCGGCGCGTGCGAGCAAACGGGGCGGAAGAACATACAGTATATACTACGTCTGCTCGCATGAAAAATGACATGCAAGAGTTAGCACTCAAAGCGGGATGGCATTCCTCCGTGCGGGGAATGAAGCCTCAGCGCTCTTATATTCAAGAAGCCTCTGGGGTGCGAGCGATTCGGGGAACAGGGGGCTATAATATAACCTTTAAGAAGCGAGCCTCTGAAGCACGGCTCTTGCCGAATAAGCTCCGGCGCTTTCATTATGAGGGGATGGTGTATTGTGTGCGCGTGCCGTTTCACACACTTTATGTGAGGCGTAATGGGAAGCCTTCATGGAATGGAAATACCCCCTGTTGCCTTATCACGCAAATTACTCCTGGCGGGCAATGGAGATGGTTGCGCGAGTTGCAACTTTGGAACAAAGGAATGCGGGCATTTGTCGAGTTTCTTGTCCCGATGTTAAAAAATGAGTTCTTCGGCTACCAGGTACAAACCATCTGGCAAGATCCGCAGGGTGGGAACATGCGGGTGCAAACAGATGAGACAACGTGCGCTGATATTCTGCGGGCGGCAGGCTTCAACGTACAGGATGGTCACAATAACTGGGCGTTACGAAAAGAAGTGATGAAGCAGCGGCTTGAAATTGCCCCTAATGGAGAGCCGGGAGTATTAGTGTCTCGGTATGGCTGCCCGATGGCAGCAGAGGGATTACTGGGGGCATACCGATATGCGAAGACTGCGGACGGTCTTGTCGCGTCCGTCCCTATTAAGAATGAAGCGAGCCACTTACAAGACGCCGCGCAAATGATTGCGGTTGGTGAGTTCTCGGTGATGAGTGGGCTAGCAAAAATGGAAGAGATAAAACAGAAAGTGCGGCTCAGGCCGGTGCATAATCCGCTGGCGTCGAATCGTGCGCCGCGTAGCAATGCCCTGGGATGGATGGGAAGGTAAGATGTCACTGGTAGACAAGCAAGATAAGTTTACGTCGATGGTGGCCGCGTTGATTCTGCGAGCGGCTCGCTATTGATCTCAACCTCTTTCGCAACGGACGGTATCTTGATGCGAGTGAGGACCATAAGGCGTTGGGGGAATGGTGGGAGTCGATTGGTGGGGCATGGGGCGGGAAATTTGTTGGTAGAGATGGAAGGCCGACACCAGATGGGAATCACTATAGCCTTCCTCACGAGGGGCGCAAATGAGCTTTCATGTGAGTAGCATGATTGGGATAAACGACAAGGTTCCTTGGTCGATTGTCTTGTTTATTGCCATTCTTATGATGTACCTCTTCTCTTTGAAGAATGAGCCTGCCAAGCATCTTTTCTGCAACAAGGATATGTTCAAAAACATACCCCTTACCATCGGCGCGATGGTGTTGTGGGTGAAGAATCTTTCTGTAGCCCTTTTTAAGAATAAAAGGGTGAGCGCGTGCAATGCCGCAACACTTCCGGGAGCAGTAGCGGGCCTTTTCGTAGCGGTGCCGCGATACCTTAAACAATTTCCAACAGGCTGCACATCGCTTGTCTTTCCAAGAGGGAGCAATAGAACGAGGCTGAACATTCCTCCATACAGTGAGATAATGCCGACGACAAAACCCTCTGCCGAAGTGGGGGGCTTCACATCCATACTGGCATTTCTTCTTTGGCCGCTGAGGTTTCCCCTGCTCACCAAATGTTTTCCCTCTTTGCCATTTGCCATAGCATGTTTGCGAACAAAAGGGGCGTTCAGACTGTCTCCAACGTGTCGGCCTGCGGAAAGGTTGATTGCAAGCGGTACATTTCAATGCGTGAGCATTTATCATGCGTGACACATATCATAGTTTTGCAGTGATGGCAATCACTACTGGTTCACAATCATAAGGAGAATCCTATGGCAGCAAGCGCACGTCAGTATGAGGATGAGAGTAAAGAGGAATACGGCAAAGTGACCGCGCAAAAGTTGCGAGCCTGGTTCTCAGACTCGTACAGGGCGCATGAGGAGTCACGCGGGCAATTTGTCGAGTCCCTCAAAATGCTGAACAACGACCAATGGCCGGACCATCTCAAAGCCAAGCTCTATGAGCAGAACATGGCACCAGTGGTGATTAACAAGATGCTCATGCCAGTCATGTTCCTCTCTGGTGTCCAGCGCCAAACTCGCAATGAACCGAAGCTCATCCCGTTTGAAGGTGGCGATGTGCGGAGCACAGAGCTGATGAATGCCGTACTCCACTGGGTCGTGGAACAGAGCAACGGGGCAGAGATGGATTCCCGCGTCTTTCTGGACAAGGCCGCGCTGGGCCTGGGCTGGTGGAAATGCACGGTCGATTACGAGAGCGACGATATTGAAGGCACGATTTGCGTCAAACGCCGGCATCCCTTGGCGATCTTTCCCGACCCGAACTGGTTCGATGCCGGGGACTGGAGCGAAGCGGAGTATGTGCACGATGCGCAGTGGTACACGCCAGCCGAGGCGTGCGCCAAGTGGCCGGAGTATGACGAGCTGTTCAAACGGCATCAGGGGGAATGGATGCAAGCGCGGCAGGGGGACTCTGGTGGTGGGGCGACGATGGCGGAGCATTCCGGCGATTCGCTGACCGCCGATCGGCTCTTTTTTGATCCCCTCACCAAGCGGGTGCGGGTGATCGAGTGCTGGTATAAGGAGCGCACGAAAGTGACCGTCGCGCTGAATACCATGACCATGCAAACCGAGAACGATCAGGAGCGTGTCAAGGAGATGCAGCAGCTCGCCAAGACGCTGCCACCGTGGGAAGCGCAGCACCTCGTTTTCATCAAGAAGGAAGTGCCGCTGGTGCGGGTCGCGCATTTCTTTGAGGACACGTTGCTTGATGATGACGTGTCGCCATACGAGCGTGCGCCAACCAGTTTTCCGATCTGGCCGAGCCTGGGCCTCTATTTTTGGAAAAACCCGTTTGGGCTTGCCGAGATGATGAAAGACCTCCAGCGAGAGAAGAACAAGCGACGCTCCAAGCTCATTGAACTGGTCGGACGGATGCCATTGTCAGGCTTTTTTAACAAGACCGCTGGTGGTGCGGATCCCAAGCAAATAGAAGAATACGGCTCTGGGAATGGGGTCGTCATTAACTACGATCAGCAAGAGCCTACCCCGATTCGTCCGCCAGACTTACCAATGGCGGTCGTCCGACTTGAGGACAAGAGCGACGAGGAAATTAAGGATGTGCCCAACGTCCACAACGAGCTGCTGGGTCAGGCGACACAAAAGACGATCTCGGGGCGAGCGATCGAGGCGCGGCAGCGGGGGGGCCTCGTCTCGCACGAATACCTGTTCGACACCTTTCGCACGGATCAGGCGGCAGTGAGCAAGTTTCTGGTCGCGCTGATTAAGCAGTATGTTTCTCCGACGAGAGCGCTTCGGATCTTGGGCTCAATCGCGGTGCGGCAGCCTGACTCCCAGATCGCGGGCATGATGGGCGCGGCGAACGCGGACGCCATCGCCGCGATGGAGATTCAGGAGGCGCTGAGTGCAGCCTATGATACCGAGTATGATTGTGTGGTGAGCTCGCGGCCGGCAGAGCCCAGCCTGGCCATGCAAGCGTGGGAAACGCTCTCAGAGATGAAGAGCAACGGGGCGGATATCCCTCCCAAGGTGCTCTATGAAGCAGCCCAGCGAGCGGGAATTCTGACGGAGGATCAGGTCAAGGAGATTTTGGCCTACATTCAGCAGATGATGATGGGGCCGGCGGCGAGCGCGGGGGCTGTTCCTCCTGGGGCATCCTCACCAGGAGTGAGCGCGGATTCTGGTCGACTCCCGCCAGTCATGCCACAGTAGAAACAAAAACAGCCCTCTCGATGGAGAGGGCTCTGCTGGTTCTGCTTTCGGGCTTACGAGGTAGCTCTCGTAAGCCCGCCTTTGCCCCCGGCATGAAGCTCACCACTGAGCACCGGAAGTCCGGCTGCCTCTTCTCGGCTGGGTTCGGCGGGGGGTGTCCACTCATCCAGGAGGGAGCATGGTATTCGTAGCATGAGCAGTTTCCCGTCGTCTGCCTCTATGCGCTCGCACTTGTCTAGGTGATTGTGTTTTCTCAAGAAAGCGTAGATCGTCTGGCGGTGTACGCCGAAGTGTTCCGCTGCGCGGGTGAGTGTGGTCATCTGTTCCATAGCAAGCACGCCTCCTCCCACGCAAGCAGCAAGCCTCATGCCTTATGAGCAAGCCCCACTTCTCCCGCACAAAAAGAGTAGCTTTTCGCACGGAAATGCGCTAGAGAGAGGAGTATGCCGTTCGGTCCGCAAAAGGTGCGTAAACTCAAGCAGGTCGCCTTCCAGATCACGCATGTCGAGCACCAAATCCTGCGAGACTTCGCAACCGCTCGACAAGTCTCCCTCTCGGAACTCTTCCGCAGAATACTAGAGGATACCATCGACTCTTGGATCAAGGGAGGCGTAATACCGAGCCCAAACAAGATAACGTCTTATACAATAGAACCAACTGACTTCATAATCCGAGAAACCCCTTCAGGCTATCGTTTCCTCGCTGGCAAATATCCGACTAAAGGCAGGAAGAATGGCCAGACAACCAACGCTGCGGCATACGCAAACGAGCTGATAAGCCAGGCCGATCAGCCCAAGAGCAGTAGCTAATCCGCTACAGTCTTCGCCTTTTTTTCGCCTCGCCTCCAGCGACCTTCATGTAAGTCGCTGATATTCCACGAGCGGCCAGGTTACATATGTAGATATTATCAGACATTGTGTTGTTTTCCTCGCCAGTTTTCGCCCTGGCTCTCCCCTCGATCTTGCAAATGTCCTCCCCTAGCCTGGACCTGGCCCTCGACCGGACCTAATCCAAGTCTGGGAGTCCCGTTCCATCCGTGCGCCCACGGCGCTACGTAGGCATTCACTCCCGCACCTCGTCTCGTCTATCTCCGCTCTATTTTCCGCCTTACTTTTCCTGACTTTCAATGGTTGTTCTATTTTTCCCAAGTTCTGTACTTTATCTATGTACTTTACCTCTGTCCTTCTCCCTCTCTCCAACTCTCGGGGGGGGGGTCTTTATATCTGGTTTTTCTATATAATAATATCAAGTACTTAGACGCTTAGAGGGAGTGAGTGCGAGAGTCCGTGAGTGAGAGGGGGCGGTACAGAAGACAGAGGTACACAGGTTATGGATGGGAGAGAGAGAGGAGCTTTGTTTTTCCGGCGACTTTGAGTTCTAAGGCATTGGATTGTAAGAGTTTTTCGACAGCGGACGAGATGGCGGTATAGCCGCCATTTTTGCGGAGGCGTTGGCAGAGGGAATCTTTGCGGATGTGTGGTTCGGAGGAGACGAGGGAGAGGATTTTCTCTTCTATACTGGCGTTTGCTTTGAGCAAGGGGGGGAGGGAGGTGATGGTGTCGTCGTGCAGGAAGCGGAGGTAGCGCTCGGAGGTGTGCACGGCGGCATGGGCGGCTCGGACGTGGGAGGTGAGGATAGCGTCGGAGTGCATGGCCCAGGCGTAGAGGCACTGGATGCGGCGGTTGTAGGCATGGAGCCGGGTGAAGGGAGAGCGCTCGCCGGTATCTTTGCCGTGGTGGTAGCGGCTGGCCAACTCCTCGCCAAAGGGTTCGTCCAGGGCAAAGGCTTCTCTGGAGTAGCACTCGCCCATGGGCTTGCCATTCCCAAAGGTGTGGGGGCGCAGGAAGCGCTCGGTGACATACTGGCGCACGCGGGAGTAGTCGCGGTGCTCGAGGGGGGAGTTGTAGCGCCAGGCGACGTTGGGGCCCGGCAGAATGAAGTGGCGGTTGATCGTGCCACTGCTCACGAGATCGTCGGAGACGGTCTTCTGGTAGCGGAGTTCGGTCGTGGTGGCACACAGGGTCAAGGTGGGCTGGTGAATGCGCAGTTTGCCCTGTTTGGCGCGATTCAAGTCGGTCTGGATGCCGTCGGCGATCTCACACAGACACTCTAAGAGGGTCGAGCCGTGGTGGAGCATGTTGCCCAACAGCCGCGTCCATTCCGCAGAGATGAGGATGGAGGGGGTCGCCGTGACTGCGGTGACTTTTTTGGTGTGCTCATCCTGCGTGATGGTGGCGATCGACTCGGCCAAGGCTTGACCGGACTCCACCGAGGTAAAAATTTCGTAGTGCTCTGGCAGCAAGTGGCGGCAGAGCGTGGTGGTGAGCGATTTGCCGGTGGCAGACGGGGCGACGAGCAGCCAGTAGCCCATGCCCCAGAGCGGCTCGTAGTAGGCGCAGTGAATGTTGCGATGCGCGCGGGCGGAGAGCGCGGCGGTAATGCCCATCCACACGCGCCAATCGCGGATGCCGAGGAGGTTGGCAATGTCTGCCCAGGGCCCGATCCAGACGTCTGGCGGGCAGGGATACTCTGGCTCCGTCGCCTCGCGTTCGTGGGCCAGAATTGCCCCATTCTCCGCCGCGTCCACCTCGTTGCGATACGTTGCCGTTTCTGTCAACGCCTCCTCCATCTCGTGCCGTGAGGCCATGCCCCCTCCTCTCCTGTATGGTCACTCGTCGTACGGCGGGCAGACAGAGTGAATCGCTCGACTCCACATCTCACTCTTCCTCCCACCACTGCATGCGCTCCTTGATAAGGGCATCATAGGTGAGCACATCCAACTGGTGCTCCACGATGGGCAGCAGGTCATACAATTCCGAGAGGTAGAGCGCCCAATACTCCTGCTCGTCCTGGGTGTAGCGCGCTGGGCAGCGGTGTGTGGCCCGGTAGGCAATGCCAGCGACGTCTGCCTCTGCCGTCAGCTCGTGAAAGAGATCACACGTCTCTGCGAGTGTGCGGTGATACCAGAGGAAATACGCTCGCAAGAGCCGGTCTTTGACTGCCCGCTCTCTCGCGGCATGCTCGCTCTCGTACGCAGGGAGTTCCTTGCCGACGAGACGCGCAGCGTCACGAAAAGAGAGGCCCCGCTTGCGCCGCAGATAGGAAATGGCATCGCCAGAGGCCAAGCAGCCAAAGCAGTGAAATACGTCCTTTTCGATATTCACCGAGAATGACGGCGTGTGTTCTTGATGGAACGGACAACAACACCACGCCTCGCCGTTGCGGATCGTCACTGCTGCGTCTTGCTGAAGGAGGTCCAGGAGCGTCATGATTCAAACATCGGGTGATATTCTTCGGGCTCAAGGTTGAACGTCCACGCGATGGCCTCCTGCGCGTTCGTCATGTCTGGGGGAACCCGAAGGAAGTAATCTTTGAAGCGTGACGGTTCTCCGCACTGGCAGGAGCGGACAGACCGTTCTGTGGTCAGCAGTCCGCCACACTTGGCACATGGCTCTGGTGTTGCGTTGACGACTTTCACCATGACAATCGGCTCATCCCCGTGCTGCTCCATTCTGTAGAGGGTGCCATACGTATCCGCATGAATGATGCGTGCTCCTGCATCGAGGAGATACCGAGATGTGCCATACCGTTCGACTATCACACGCCTGACTTCGGCGTTCTGTTCGTCTTGGATATGCTTGAGGGTTATCTCGTGAGGCCGTTCAACTATAAATTCTGGCACTCTCACGCCATTGACGGCATAAATTTTCCACCCATCGGGGTAGGCAATAGCAGGACCAGAGAGCGAATGGAGACGTCCACGATCATTACGTGATAACATATGATGTCGTTCGGAGACCCAACAGAGCTTTGCGTGGGGCAGCACCCATCCTGCACTTTCGGCAAGTTGCCAAAGGCCGTTTATTTTTTCGGTTTCTTTCGTGAGATGACAAACCTCGTAAAAGTAACGATAAAAACTAATCCAGCCAGCGTCATGCTGACCATAGATCGAGTCCCGCACCGAATCCCCAACTGCGTCCCGCACCGAGTCCCGCACCGAGTCCCGCACCGAGGCCCCAACTGCGTCCCAAACCGAGGCCCAAACCGAGGCCCCAACTGCGTCCCAAACCGAGGCCCAAACCGAGGCCCAAACCGAGTCCCGCACCGAGTCCCGCACCGAGGCCCCAACTGCGTCCCGCACCGAGGCCCAAACCGAGGCCCCAACTGCGTCCCAAACCGAGGCCCGCACCGAATCCCCAACTGCGTCCCGCACCGAGTCCCGCACCGAGTCCCAAACCGAGGCCCAAACCGAGGCCCCAACTGCGTCCCAAACCGAGGCCCGACTGTTTAAGAATTTCTGATTGAGTATAATTGCCCGAGTGATCCCTTGAGAGAGCGGAGATCCACACCAGACAATTGTTTTTGGGGGAGACAGGTTGGCACAGCGATACGACTCAATGATGGCTTGTTCCGCCTGTTCTCTATTCGCTGGTTCGGTAGAAAGGCCAATAGCGGTCCATTTCTCAACAAATTCAGCAAATCGCGCCTCTTGCTGTGCGGTGAGAGTTTCAATTTTCTTTTTCATCGAAGCACCTCAGTCAACGACTGTACGGATGGCGTCTGGATGATATTCCCGTTGAATCACAATCTCGTAAGCCTCACCCTTCGTGAGTGCTGCCCGACGATGCTCTTCGTGGTCAAGGGTGGTATCGTCCAGCACTTTGAGATACCGCCGACCGTGATCGTTTACGTCTACCCAAATCTCGCCGTGTTCCTTGACCTGGTGGCTATGGCCTGTTACTTCTCCGTAGGCGAGAATACACGGTCCCTCCTGTTTCTTGGCTGCCGTGGGTATGGTCCGCACCTGTTTTAAGAGGACATCTCCTTGTCGTATCAGCTTCATACATGCTCCTTTCCGAAAAAATTATTGCTCATGTTTTGGGTTGGGGGTATTGGCTTCTGCTGGCAGATATTTCCAAAAACGCTCTTTTGCTTCGTGGAGCGCTTGCGCACCTCCGCGTTGCGTCCCGGCTAGCGCCTCAAGATTCGGCAAGCCACTCTCGATGCTGGCGATGACTTCTTCGCGGGTCGCGGTCCGGCCCTCACGAATTTTCGATGATCCATCGCTCGAAACTCTGGTTTCCCGTCGATCCAGGCAACAAACCAAGGAATAGGCCATCCATGTTCATCGACGGTGAGCCGCCTCATCCGTACTGGAAGAGTTTCCAGTGATTTGCGTATGTGATTCATGATTTTCCCTTGACCTTCGTCATGGCGCTCAAGATTTCCAGATGTAGCGTCTTGAGCGCCTGCAGCATGGCAAACGCCTGCCCGTTCCGCACCTGCATACTCATCATGCGCTCCTCCATCCAGGCGATCCGTTCCAGAAAGCCGGAGAGCTCGGCGTAGTCCGCTAAGCGCTGATGGCGTGCGGTTTCCTCGGTGAGCGAGCGCATTCGGGCTTTACCGACGGCATTGGCGATGGGAGTGTATGGACCTTTGTAGCTCATACGGATACCTCTTCAGATGAAGGGTGCAGCCTGGTTTGCCTTTTTCAACGAATTGCGAGTCATCACTCTTGCACGTCCCACCCCGCAGTGATGAAAGATGCAACTTGACCCGGACTGGTCGAAAGACCGTGTTGTCTTTGGCTTGCACGTCCCACCCCGCAGTGATGAAAGATGCAACCGCATGGAGAAGCTCTCTCAGCACTACCAGTCAGAACTTGCACGTCCCACCCCGCAGTGATGAAAGATGCAACTGGGGTAATGACACGACTGTGCCCTTTTGGGTGAAACCTTGCACGTCCCACCCCGCAGTGATGAAAGATGCAACACCGGACCCTTGGGGTGGTACTGGCAGAGGTTATCCTTGCACGTCCCACCCCGCAGTGATGAAAGATGCAACCGCTCCAGACTCATTGAAAAAAACGTGCCTTTTTCGTCATCTTCCGACTCCATTTTTCGCAACAGCCCATTTTGTTGCCAAACCCTCATCATTTGCGAAAACCGCAGCACACCTCGTATGCGGCTAGTGCTCATAGCCTCGATACCATCGTGGGTGGGATTCGAGGGGCTGCGAGCCATCATTTAGGCGGCCTCTTCTTTCTCGACTGCCACGCGATCCTTCATCCTGGTCACCTCCGCCACAATCCCGACTTCCTGCGCTTTGTACTGCACCATCGATTGCAGCTGATACCAGGGCAGATCTGGCGCGCCGGCATCGATCTGCCAGTGAATCTCCTTTGCCTGCTGCTGCTCTGCGTAGGCGAGGATCTCGCGGGAGAGCTGATGTAGTGGGATCAGCGCCCAGGTGGTAAAATTGCCAGCCTTCAGTAAGGCCATCTTCGCACGATAGCGCGACCCACGCTTGCCCAGGTGGGCGCGCAGGCGGGCATGGATCCGCGCAAAGTGCTCCTTCATGTGAATCAGGCGGTAGATCCGATTGGCCAGCGAGAGACTGCGGCCCTCACACCGCAGCCAGCACGAGCCGTCCGAGAGGACTGACACAAGCATTGTTGGCCCCTCGCGCTCGATCTGCACGAGCGGCTTAGCGTAGGTGAGCAGGAGGTACACCTTCCGCCCTGGGCGCTTGAAGCAGATCGTCGCCTTGCGAATGCGGTCTGGGTCCGCCGCCAGCGCATCAAGCAGATCGCGCTTGAATTTGTCCTTCGCAGGCATGAAGACCGCAACTTCGGTAGTCTCCGCTGGTACTGGCTCAAGCCGCAGGCTGAGAAAGAATTTCTGGAAGGTTTTGCCCTCTTGCGTCACCTCGCGGCGCTCCAGCTTCACGCCGCGGTCGCGCACAACGAGCGAGCGGTTGGCCGAGAAGCGACCGAGCGTCTCTTCGCCGCGCAGCACCTTCTTCCCATTACGCCGCCAATAGCCCATCGTCTCGCGGTTAATGGCGTCACGCACGGACGCGCTGAGTTTGTCATTGAAGTCGGTGTAGGCGGTAAAGAGCTGCTTGAGTAAGGATTGGACCGCGACCAGCAACTCAGGCTGCGTGCCTTTTTCTGCGAGTCCCTTGGACTTCATCGTCGCAAAGGACTCCGACAGCAGACAGTTGGCATATTGCGCGCCGATATAGGCGAGCCGACGGAGCAGCTGCCATTGCTTATCGGCGACGCCAACGAGCGGGATTTGCACGACGCGCTGGCTGACCAACGACTTGTCTTTTTCCATGTTCACGTACCCTCTCTTCCTTCTGTATTAGTTTTGGGTTGGGATGATAACTTTCCGTGTGACTGATCCCACACGGCCATACACGATGCCGATCAATCCGCATTGCGCTAACAGGTGTGGCAGCTGCCGCATCGCGTCTCTATGGGACACCAGGCAATACGAGTGCATCTGTGAGTCAGGACCGTGGATCGTGAGGTGAACAGTCGCCTTGTGTGGACCGGATTGACGAATGTGAAAGGTGCTTGCTGGGGCCTTGGTTATGAGCATCCTCTTCCGTGTTTGATGAGGGTCTAAGCGAAGATGCTCGCAGCAATAGAGAAAACTCCCCCATCCGGTGCTAGGACTTGTCAGATACTGGTATGCGTCTTGTCGCCGAGTGGAAGAGTGCATGTCGTGCTCGCATAGCTCCAGCATCGCAAGGAGGAGCCGTTGTTCTGGCGTCGTGGTTCGCGTCGGGTAAAACTGGGCAGGAAGCGCGAAGAGTTCACTGATCATCGCGGGCCTCCAGGTCGTGCGTGCACCAAAACATGGAATCAATGGCGCACGCGGCGATAAATGCGTCTCGTGTTTCGCTGTCCGTCTGAAGTTCCTGATGAAGGCTTTCTAGCGTTGTCTGTTGGTCGATCATCTCAAGGTTCCTCCTGTTGGGTGTTGAGCGGGCCAAAGAGATCCACAAAGTCTGCTAAACGTAAGACGACAATTTCCCCGTGCTTGCCGCGTTCTTTCAGGACCAAAAGCGGTGGTTTCGCAGGGTGGTAGCGCTGCGCCTGTGCCAAGCCCTGGGCGAGGAGCGCGGGGAGATGCTTGCGATACTTGCACTCCACGCTAAAGAGCGGGTGCTCGACATCAGCAGCAGAGACTGAAAAGTCTTCGCCACGGGCGTTGCGTTTTCCCCGCAGCAGGCGGGCGGTTTTGCGCTCCAGGTTTTTCCAGCTTTGGCTCATGGCATGAGTTCCTTGAGGTGGGCCTTGGCGCACTCAAGTTTAAGGATAAATTCTGCCAACGCCTCGGCTAAGGCGTGTTGCACCTGGCGGTCTGGGCTGACGCGCACAAGGAGCGGCGGGAGGCCAGGATAGTAGCTGAGAAAGTCGCACCACTGCCGCTGTGTCACAAAGAGTTGTCCTTGGAGTTGCAGCCGGTAGTCATCAGGCAGGCTGTCGGCAAGGAGGTAACTGACATGCGTGGGGGCGAGCGGGCATTTGATCTCTAACAGCCCCTCCGTGCCAACGAATCGGTCAGGCGATGCCCCGACGCTGCGATCATCGGTGAGACAGCAGCCGGCCAGCGTCGTTTGCGCCTGGTAGGTCAGTTCGTAGAAGTCCACGGCTTCTTGCTCGCGTTCAATGCCTTGCTCCATCGACCAGACGAGGGTGTCCTGCTCAAAGGGCGTATCCAGGAGCCATTCCGCCAGCAGGCGACACATGTAGGCGTCCGCCTGGGCAGAGAGGCGCAACGTCTTGGGCGTGAGAATCTTGTGAAACTCACTTGCGGTGGGAATCCCGATCCGCGCCCTGAACCATTCGGACGAGCCTTGCAGGACATCAACGTGAATCATGCTATGCACTCCGTGCCTTCCGTTGCAGCAACGCTTGCTGAATCCGTGCGTAGTCACGGACAGGAATCTCATCGAGTTGTTGGACCTTGGCGAATTTCCAGAAGTTCGGGGTGTCAGCGCCGGTGTCATCCAAGAGTTTGCGCAAGGTCTGCTGCTGCTCCAGCGTGATTTTTTCGTTGTCCTGGGTAAGCCCCTTGCCATCATCGTCTGGGAGGCCGGTGGTGATGCCGAGTGCGCCGCGAAAGGCGTAGCGTTCCGCGAATGTTACGGCACTGGCCACCGCATGGCCCTCGCTCAACTTATTGTCTCCAGGGATGGGAAGAGAAAACGGTGTGCGTGTCTTGTGCCCGCCGCGATGCCGGAGTTCACACCAGACGGTGATCGTTTTCTCCTTAATCTCTCGATCAAAGGAGAACGAGAATCCGTGCTGCTTGCGGAGGTCCCGGGTCTGCTCAACGATGTCGTCCATGGCGGCAAAGCGCGAGGAAAAATGGTTGCCGCCTCTCGTGGGAAACTCAATCTTGGTGTTTTTGAGAATGACGGGACAGTCTGCTTGAAACTGCGCCAGCGCCTCGTTGAACTCGGCCTCGGCGCGTTTGGCCTCCATCATCTGATAGACTTCGGCGAGGGTTTTGATGCCCTCTGCATCAATACCTTTCTCGATGGCAGCTTGCAGCATGGAGGCAGGACTCACGTAGGTGGTCATGTCGTTGCTCATAGCTCCTCGACTGCCAGAGGCATGAGCTGCCCGCTGTCAAAGCGCTCGGAGCGCTTGGGGCGGGGGGACTTGCCAATGATAAACTCGACATCAACCACGGCCCCGCTCTCCAACCCATCCCAGTGCTCGGCAATAAACTGATGTGCCTCGGTCAGCGTGCGTGAGTGCCAGCGGTACGGGTCATAGTCGGCGCGTTGGTCGCTCACATGAAAGAGCACGGTGTATTGGTTTTGACGGGGCCAGGTCTTGCCAAAGCCCGCACGGGCCAGGAGCCAGCGCTCGGCCTCGTCACGGCCACCGAGCCGGAGCGCGATGATGGGAATGAGCGTGTCGCGGTCACGGATTTCAAAGAGTTTGATGTTCACGGCTCCACCTCCGCGTGTTCGGGGGTCTTCGCTGCGTGTTTGCGGCTGGTCGGCTTCTTCTCTTTCCCTTGTGGCGGTAGCGGCTGATACCGACGGACAAAGTCTTTGTGCTCCACGATCAAACGGACCCCATTGGGGAGAAACACGAGCCAATCTGTTGGCCCGACCACAAAGCGCTGCTTGGGCAACTCCTGATCGGTGGGCGGGAAGACCAGTTCGCATTCTTCGGGAAATTGGATTGCCTGGACCTGTTGGGGCTTTTGTTGAAAGTACATGGGACCTCCTTATGTGAACACCATCAGAACGATGGCGACTAACACACCCACGCCGAGCCCCAAGACAATAGGTAGTAACAGAGAGTGAAGCTCCTCGTCGGGTTTCAAAAAATGCGAGCAGTGTTGACAAATGGGAAAGCGGGACGGCCGCCCGCAGGCATAACAGCGACTCATAGGGCCTCCTTGTTTTTTTCTCTGTGAACGGCAGCAGTCCCTTCCATTCTTCCGTCGCTCGTCCACCCCCCTGCTGCCCCCACCTCCCTCTCTTGTGTCACGCCTTTCTGGATAACCGTGCCATCTTCATAGCGCAGGCCTGTGTGCGTCACGGTCCCGTGATGCAACTGCCACACCTGTTGTGCGGCTTTCTTCATCTGCGTGGAGAAGAAAAACGCACAACTGGCACAGTAGAGATTCATCGAATGGGGAATCTCGTACAATTCCGTCATGGGCTGCCCACAATGGTCACAACACCAATCGGGCAAGTCACTGACCAATTCCAGACGTAGAAGCGCTGACATAATCCGGTCCTCCTTTAATGCAGAGCGTGTGCTGTTGGGTGTAGTCCGTGTGATCGCGCCTTCAGCTCGGGCAGCGTGGTGCGCAGCCAGCGCTGCACGTCCTCGATGTTGAAGCGGGGCGACTGGCCGACACGGAAATGGGGTAGGCCCTTGGACATCAGCCGGTAGATGTTGCGCTCACTCGTCTGGAGCCACTGCGATAGTTGGCGCAGCGTCAGCGGTTGATCGTGCTGGAGCGCAAAGGCTAAGGTGGTGGTCGTCCGTGTGGTGGTCATATCTCTCTCCCTTCTGGATGTTGGCGGTAGGGTGAAAAGGGATGGTCATGCGCGCTGCTCGCTGACATCGATGCCGTACTCCTGCTTGAGGTGAGTGCGGAAGTCTTTAATTGGGGTGATCCACCGACCAAGCGGCTTCCTGCCGGGGAGTTTTCCTTGTCGGAGGAGGCGGTAGACATGAATTTTTGAGTAGTGCAGCGCTTTCGCCCAATTTTCGACTGTCGCAAAATCTTCACGGTGTGCTAGATGTTTATTTTGTTTCATGGTGCATAATTGTGATAAACTTTGACTACAGATGTATACGAAAAATTTTCGCGAATGTCAAGCGCGAATAAATTTCATGAAAATATGAAACTCTCACAGGACGAAAAACATAGGCGAGGGAGGCTTTTAGTTGCTCTGCGCGACAGCGCTGGCATGACGCAAGGTGATGTGGCCGAGCTGTTAAGGCCAGGGAATCCCAATTTCCTTCGCACATATCAAAACTGGGAAGCGGGGAAATCTTGGCCGATCCTGATGGAATCAAGACTCGAGCAATTATTCCAGGTCGAAGCCGGATACTTCGCGCGGGGCCGACAAAAACTCAAAATAGAGCCAATACACAAAGCAACGGAAAGTCGAGTTGAAGAAGGTGGACCTACATGGGATCAGCGGACAAAGGAGCGCATCGCACAGGTGAAGCAGTTAATGTCTTTTCGCGATGAGGGTGTGGATCTTCATCTTGAGCGTCAATTGGAGTTGCTCGTTCGACTGAAACACGTTGAAACGGTGAGCAATCTGCGAGACAATCCGGATGCGTGAGTGGCGGGTATGGGAGAAGTCCTCCTGTTCTTATTCGTCGGTCTTCCTGTGGGCCTCTGGGTGTCAGTAATCGTCTTGGTGCCGTTGCTGTAGTGATTGCACCAGAGCACTGATGAATTCGGTGAGGATGTTGTGATAAGCGGATAACTCTTTGTGATGAAACGTGAGGCCCTGGGGCGATGCCTGTGATGAAAAAATACGGTCTCCTCTCTGTCCTGATCAGTGTGCTGTGTCTGCTCTCTGCCTGTCGTTCCGTACAAGCGCCGCTCCTCTTCCTCGCGGAAGGTGGACGTCCGACCCGCCGGACGGAGTACAGCACGGTATACAGCCCGGATGAATGTATCGGTGCGATCGTCAATGGCGTCTGTCACGGCTCCATCCTGCCCAAGTCTGCGTATCATCGCACGTGTTATGGCGAGATGCTCAACGGTCAGTGCACGGGGCCAATGTTTTGACGTATGGGCCTCGTCAAGAAGATCAATAAAGATAAGACCGTCACGTGGTACATCCGCTATGCCGCCCCTCCCGACGGCACCCGCCGCACCACGCGCGACAAGTGGGAAGCGATCGGTCCTTCCAAAAAAGAAGCCGCAGCCGTCTTAGCCAAGCGCAAGACGCAGATACGAGAGGGGAAATTTTGGGGCGAGGCGTCTGCGGGGGTGCGCCTGCCCTACGCGGACCTGATTGACCGTTATCTCGCGTTCAGTAAGACCGCCAAGAAGCCCAAGACACACTACCTCGACCAGGGCCTCGCCCGCCAGATCCGCCCGGCGTTGGGTGACTACAAGGTGAAGGACCTCACCCCAGCCCGCGTGCTCACCTACATCAACGGCCAGCTCGCCGCCGGCAAAGCCCCCGCGACGGTCAACAGCCACTGGGCGTTTCTCTTGCACTCGATCGCAAAGGCCATTGAGTGGGGACTGCTCCGAGAGAGTGAGAACCCGCTCGCCCGGATCAAGAAGCCCTTCAAAGTGAAGAATCAGCGCACGCGGTTCTTCACCGCTGCCGAGATCGACCGTCTTACCGCTGCTGCCTCTCCGCTCTGGCGTACGCTTGTTTTGGTCGCTGTGCACACCGGCATGCGCAAGGGCGAGATCCTCACGCTCAGGAAAGACCATGTGTATCTGGAGGAAGGTCTGCTCTTGCTCCGAGGAGACGACACGAAGCCAGGAGAGCCGCGCCCTGTATTCTTGAATGAAACTGTCAGCGCTGCGCTGCGAGAGCACTTGGCTGCGACTGCGAACCCCAGCCCCTGGGTGTTCCATAATCCCAAGACTGGCACGCACTACCGGGAAGACTTTGACACCGGCTGGTACTCGGCGCTGAAAAAGGCGGGCTTGTCAGGGGTGCGTTTTCACGATTTACGGCATACCACAGGAAGCCACCTCATCATGTCCGGAGCCTCGCTCAAGGACGTGCAGGAGGCGTTAGGCCACAAGAGAATAGAGACGACGCTCCGCTACGCGCACCTCTCTCCCGAGCACCGACGCCGCGTGATCCAGCGATTAGACCAGGTGCTCAACCCAGCGAGGTGAGTTCCTTGTGATCTGTGACGGTACGGTAGCCGCGCGCAGCGATAACCTCGTCTGAGATGCCGGACTCGTCACGGAGCATCTTCAAGTGAAATTCACCCAGAGGGGAAGGAGCATTCGCGTCAGCCATCTTTCCCTCTCTTACCGAGCCATCTCTGCCAGAGGCTCTACTCGTGCATTTCTTAATAACGCGGCGATATCGCTTTCGTCAAAGAGAATCCGCCTGCCAAGTCGGTAGAAGGGAATTCGTTTTTCTCTCACCCAGGCGCGAACGGTAAAGGGAGAGACGCCCATCTCGTCTGCCGCCTCCTCTACTGAAAGCTTCCTTGTCTGTGTTTGCCGTTGCATCTGCATATACACTCCTCACATATTGTTAATTACTGTCAGTAGACCTTCTAACATTATCTGTCAAGATTGAGACAGAGGATGAACTACTGACAATAGTGTAATTTTTTTACTTCCTCTATATTATTGATTATTCAGTGATGCGGTGTCGTTCCTGGGAAGGGGCGACCTTATATGCAGGCACGGGGGTGATTTCGGCGTGTCTCCTTCGTGCGAGAAATTTTGATCTGCCAGCGATGGCCACCGCCGCCACGTTTTTGTCTCATCAAGTACCTAGTCCATGTTTTTTGTAGAAAAACTGTAGTTTCACGTGAAACATTGTCTCTTCTTTTAGGCTAAATACCTGAAAAGAATGCGCCCTAGAGGATTTGAACCTCTGGCCTACAGATTCGTAGTTTCTATTATGTCTGAAAAGAGCAGGTAGTGTCAGGTGTTGGCGGGCAAAAGTGCGTGATTTTTGCGGACTCTCTGCTCATGACTGCCAAATGAGACAATGTATGTTCAGGTCGTGCATTTTTGGTACGGTAGAAAATTTGTAGTTTGGGCCGATCACACGTCTGGCTCACCCTCTTTCTCTTTCCCTTCGGTGAGATGTTTCATAAAGATTTCTGTCAGGCGGGCGTGCTCAGCCCGGCAGGAGGACACCATATCAACAAAGGCTTTATCTTTGGCTTCGATATGTTTCATGAACCATTTCACGATCAGGACTACCAGGGTGAGTGAGCCAAAGTCTTTGACTTGCGTCTCCCAGCCTATGAACGGATTGACAACTTTGACCGGGACCGAGTCTGCGATGTCCCCGAATGTGAGGCGTACGAATCCCTCCCAGAGCAGAAATCCAATCGCGAGGGCATAGGGCCAACTCCAGGGGATCTCCTGAGTACGCGAGTGGAGCGCATGATCGCCTCGCATTAGCGCCTCAACATGCGTTCCCGCAGGAGTTCTTGCCGATGCTCTGGCAGCCGGTTCATTTTAATATCGCGCAGGCGTTGCGGGTCTGTGCCTCCAAGTTGTCGCTCACCGTAGCCGCGTGCTTTCGCCAGCAAATCCCGCAAGAGTTCTTCGCGTCCGGCATCGCGCTGGCTGCGAAAGCGCACATCGTTAATGAGGCGTTGCCCTTCCCGCTCTACCACTGGTCCCATGCGCTCTGCGATGGCGCGCGCGTCCGCCCGATTCTCCACGCGGGGATAGACGGCTTCGCGGGGGATGCCGAGTCGTCCAATCTCTTGCTCCACGGGGTTGGGCGTGCTGATGTTTGCGCCAAAGAAATGCGCCAAGGGATAGGGAAAATGGACAGGATCGGCAGACGTGGACGAGGCCCGTTCAGGGAGCGTGCGTGAGGCAAACGGAAACTGATTGAGGGTTGGTCCGAGTAGTCGTGTCTGCCAGTCGTCACGAAACTCGCGTTGGATCGCTTCGGGAGGGATGCCTTCTGAGGTCATGCCTTCAATGGTCGCGGCAATATCTTTGGTCTGACTCACGGGATTGAAAAAGCCTGCGCCGAACATCCCAGCCAGGTCAGCGAGGAGATTACTCACACCTTCCCAGCTCACGTCTCCACGACCAGACACCATATCCATGAGGGTCAAGCCGATTCCGGCGCGCGTGCCTAACACGGCCAGCCCTTGGGCAATATCGGATGCGCTCATGGTGATCTCGCCCTGTGTCACATATTGTCGTCCTAGTTCACCCAGGAACATGAATCCGGCCATAGTGGAGAAGGGACGCATGTCGAGCCGCGTATCGCCTGCTTTGACTTCCCACCAGTGTTCGCCGGCGATGTCGGGGTGACGGAGTGCCACGCCGGCGGCAAGTGAGAGCGTCAAGCCGGTGGCGACTTTTCCTATCGTCTCAGCGGGGGTATCGACATAGACGAGATCGCGTTTCGCTTGTTGAATGTTCTGCTCCGCGCGTTGGATGGCCGCCTCGAGTTTCTCCCCGGTGAGCGGCGTTTTTCCTGCTGACAGCGAGGCCAGGACCTCTTCGTTGTCGGTCAGGCGTTGGGTGAGCATGCCGCGTCGCGTGTTTTCGGTGGCGAGTTTTGCCAGTCCTACGGGAGAGTGATCGACCACATACTGCAGGCGATTTGCCATGTAGCGAGGAAACGGCGCGATACCATAAAGCACGGGGTTTCTGCGGAAGATGTCAGAGACTTCCCGCAGCAGCGCGTTGCTCGGATTGCTGCCCATTGAGGTGAGAAAGCCAAGTGATGTTCCCCGTGGTTGTCCTTGCATCGTGCCTTTCAGGGCCTCGGACAGGGACTTCTCCAGCACGTCGTCAGGGATCATCCCCGGGTTGCGAAAGGCATGATCTGGGTCAATGCCTGCACGGCGCAAGCCGTTGATGAGTTCGGCCTCCGCGTGGGCCCGTCGATACCAGTTCTCCTGCACTTCGTTAAACTTGTTGATCGTGCGCAGATAGGTGCCCAGTGGACCTTGAAGCCCTTCGGGTTTCTCTAAGAGGCGCTGCGAGAACTCATCGTGGTGATTGAGGATGGTGTCAAGTGTGTCTGGCTCTTTGGCGGCAAGGTGGACCGCTTGAGCGATCGAGTCCTTGAAGCGGCGCGCAGCGACACTGCCCAGGGTGAGGGCTTGCTGTGCGCCCTGCAGTGGTTTGCCCTGCCGCAGTCCCGCAATGGTGCCGGTAAAGAGGCGATCGAGGATGGTGGAGCCTAAGATAGCTCCCTGGTCGCCCGCGTTGCGGACTTGAGTAGCGATCTTTCCCACGAGTGAGCCGCGCCAGAAGTTCATCACGCGCTGGCCGGCGGTCATCTCTGGGTAGAGGATGTCTCGTAATCGAGCCGCGTCTACGTCGCCAGCATCAGCGCGGCGATTGAGTTCTTGCGCGAGGGCCGAGAGGCGTTGCAATACTTGGCCTGCGCCTCGGATCGTGCCTTTATACTTCGCACTGTCAGGACCGCCTTCGGGGAACACAATCTGGTCAACGACCTTATAGAGGCGGTTGTTCGGGTCGATTTCATGGGCTCTGGCTCTGAGTTCATCAAGGTGCTTCCATGCCTGGTCTGCGACCTCATGTGCCTGGGTGTAGTCGCCGATCTTCTCACGGGTGCCAAGCATCTCGTCGGTAATCGCACGGGCTTTCTTGCCGAGTTCCTGGGCGATCGCTTCCACTGGGGTTGTTGCCTGTGGTGGCTTCTTGGTGAAAAACTCACTCAGTTTTCGTCCGCCGGCGCGGGCGAGGGCGGGAGACGCTGCCGCTCCAATGCCAGCAACAAGAGCGGCATTGCGGAGTCGTTCTTCTGGTGTCTCGCCTTGGGTGTAGCCGACCAATCCGCCTACGCCTGCTCTGCCAAGGGCGAACATGACGGCTTGCCGTGCTCCTCCGATCTGGTCACGAAAGAGTTTGGTGTAGGCTGATGAGGAGCCTGCAAGGTCGACATCCTCAAGCAGTTCACGTCCGGCGGTGGGGTTGGTCTCCATGAGTCGCAAGCCGTCTTCGGTGGCGGTCTGCAGGGAATCGTACTTCTGCCGTAAGCCCAACACCCTGACCGCTTCCTCCTTCATGTTGTCGCGGATCTCACGTTCTGCTTGGACGGCGGCAAAGCCTTTCTGTGTCCAGCCTGGCGGGGCATCGGGAATGGAGAGGGAGACCTGATCTCCTTGTGGGGTGCGGAGCGTGAACGTGCCTGGGGGTCCCTCAATTGGACCGCCTACCTCTTCAGTCATGCGGTTGCGCTCCAGGGTTTGCGTCAGGCTGCGGAGGTCCTCTGCTCGCAAGGGAAGGATAATAGGGTTTTCCTCTTGTGGACCTCTTTGCTTCACGGCTTGTAGGACGCTGCGCTCAAAGTCTGCGAGTTGAGTTTTCTGTTCACTGGCAGAAAGTGGCTGCACGGAAGGGGACATTCTGGCTTCTGCTTCAGTGCGAAATGGGAGCACGATTGGCCCTTGTTCCTGTGGACCTCGGCGGCTGACTGCTTGGAGTACTCCTTGCTCAAGAGGGGCTTGCGCTTCTTTGGCAAGCAGTTCTTGTCCCGCCGTGCGTTCCTGCCCTCTGATTTCTGTCCTAGGTCGTCGGATCGTAAACAGGGGCGCTGCTTCAGCGGGTGCCGTCTCGCGGATCAGGCGCTCAACTTCTTCCGTAGGCACGCCTCTTCGGGTCAGTATCCCTCTCATCAGCTCCTCGGTCTCATCAGGAAATGGCTGCCCAGAGGGGCTAACGATACGTGCTGAAGGGTTTGGTATAGGGCCAGGGAGGATCAGGTCTCCTTGGCCTGCCTGCGGCGTCATTGCAGGCTGAATATCAACGGGTCTCGGAGATTGCGGGCCAATAAGAGGAGTGGGCTCACCGGTGGTAGTGCGGAAGGGTGGAGCTTCTTGTCCAGCTCTCGCCTGAGCTATTGCAGCCTCTCGTGCCGCTTGGCGGCTTGCCAGTCTTCCGGCAATCGCGCCTCCTCCCGCACCTATGCCAGCACTCAGCGCCGTTGCTCCGGCAGATGCTGGCGCTCCCGTTTCCGAGAAGGATGTTGCCTGGGTGACAAGCGCATTTCTCAGTGCTTCGATGCCTGCCGATTTGACGGTACTCGGAATTGCCTTTGTTGCGGCTGAGCCAACGGAGGCAATGCCGATGGTAAGAGGGTTGAACTTTTCCCGCGTGCCCTCGGCCATTTCATACGCCTGCGCCCCTACTTCACCTACACCACCTCCTACCATGCTCCCAAGGAGAGGTTGCCCGATGAGGGAGCCTCCAATGAGGCCAGCCGCTGTGCCTCCTACACGAATGCCGGTCGGAATCAGCGAGCGTGACCCTTCGGGCTCCGGTGGACCAACAAGCTCAGGCGGGCCTTGAATGGTGGTGTCCATCTGTGGACGGCGAATAGTGAAGAGCGGTTCGTCTGCCTGTTGTTGTTCTTCGTTGCGCCGGACGGTGAACAAGTCTCCCATTACTCGCCTCCAGACAGTTCTTTCAGGAACCGGCGGGCAATCTCAGCCGCGATGGCTTTTGCTCTCATGTTTCCTTCTGGAGTTTCAGGGATACGGTCAGTGGCCTTATGGATTTCCTCTTGCAGGGCTTGTCGACGGGCGCGGGCCTGTTGCGGCACGTCGTAGGATTTCATGGCATTGAGCACTTCGTCATCATTCATCTGCGAGACGTTCTTTCGTTGGGAGACACGAGGGGTGATGACTTGCGGACCTGGGAGTGACTCGCCTGTTCGCGTGTCTCTCTCAGCAGGGCCTTGCGTGACCTCGTAGCCGTATTGGTCGGGGAGGCCCAGACGTTGCGCGTCTCGATTCAGAATCGTTTCCACCGCTTTCGCTTGTTCTGGTGTGTAGGGCGGGGTTTCGTTGCCAAATATGTCTTTTGATCCACTGAGCCGTCCAAAGTAGTCCGTGGCGGCATTGTAGTGTGCGCGCACGGCGCGTTGATATTCGCCAGCATCCATACCGCCACTCTTGCCGACGTTGGCGGCCTCGGCGTTGGCCTTGCCTGCGAGTGCGCCTTCGGTTTGCATTTGGGCGCCCTTGAGGTTGATGTCACTCTGAATGCGCTGGTTGCCCAGGCGTTGCTCTTCTTGCATCCCTGGAAAGAGTTGTCCGGATTGGGCAATGTCTTGGCGGGTCTTATCCCTGCGGGCTTCCGCTCCTTGCGTTTCCATGCCGATGCGCTGGTTCTCAACGCCTGTCTGGACGATGTTGGCACCTTCCTGTGGCGTTCTGGCAAACCCGCCGAGCTTGTTCAGGTAGTTCGGATCTTGGTTGTTTAAGAGCTGCATCTGGGAGAGGCGAGAGGTTTCTGCGAAACTGAGTAAGTTTGCCGTGGCTTTCTGCGGGTCATACCCTTGGCGCAGGTAGGTATCTTGGATAGCGGAGAGAATGTCACTGGCTATCTTCATGTCTCCCGCGTGCACCGCTTCCTGAAAGCCCATGTACTGCTCGGCCAGTCCTTCGCGCACATCGTTGAAGCGCTGCCGATCTTCCGTCGCATACTGTTGGGTGAGCACACGGGAGGGGTCGGCAATGGATTGGAAAATGCCGCCGAGTCCTGGTGGGCGGGCATCTGACGCCAGCGCTGCCAGCGTGCCAAAGAGTCCATCTGCACGTGAGGTCCGGTAGGTGTCGTCACCAAAGCCAATCGAGAACGGCATATCCACTCCTTTCCAATCAGAATGAAACCGAACCTCCCAGGCTGCTACTTGCACTATCGCCCTTGCCAAACGACGCCCCGCCGAGTTCTCCGACGATCGCAAGTTGCCGGAGATACGTGTTGTAGAAGAGCGAGAGGTTATCGAGTTCAAAGGCATCCATCCGCGCCAGGTCTGTCTCTTGGAGATTCAAGAGCTGTAGGAATTGCTGTCGAGCGATCTGCTCTTGTTGCAGGTTGAGGCCCATCGTGCGCAGTTGCATCTCGGCTTGAGCAATCGCGGCCTCGTGGCCGAGTTGCGCACGGGTGAGGTTCGCGGTTAAGAGGTTGCGGGCGTTGTTGAGCTGCGCGTCCATATTGAAGCCCGCATTGGCGAGGCTGGTCTGCTGGCGCAGTTTGGCGTTTTCCATGCTCTGCGTGTACTCCATGCCATAGCGTTGCGCGGTGGCACGCTGGGCGGCGTCCGATGCCGCCTGCGCGATCTGGCGGTTATACTCCTCGCGTTGGCGGCCACGCTGGGCAAGGCCGGTGCCGGAGTCTGCCAGTCCGGCCTGGGCGAGCTGCGCATTGAGCCGACTATCTTCCAGGTCGGCTTGCCGAGTGAGCTCCCGTTGGATGGGATCAAACTCGGAGCGGTACAGGGCATCTTGCAATTTTTGAAAGTCGGTAAATCCGCCTTGTGCCGCGGTGGCCGTGGGGGCTGTGACGAGGGGCGGATTCTCCACAGTCACGCCAGAGGTATCAATAATGGGGGTGGCAAACGGAATCGGTGTCTGCCCAAAGCCGAGGTTAATCAGCGTCTGCTCGTGCTCTCCGGTGCCAAAAAGGGGATGTGTGGCTGTGGCTCCTCCGGGTAGAGCACCGCCTGATGCTGGGACGTAAGGGTTGGGAGCAAAGTTCCCCCAATTTGCGGGTGTGCCGCTGTTTGAGGCACTGCCGGTGCCGGTGCGTGGCCCTGTTGTAGGAGGAAGCGTTAGGGTTGGATAACTGGACGCTCCATAGGTGCTCTCATTGCCTGGTTGTGGAGCGACAAAGGTGGTTGGGCCGCTGCGTTGTCCTGTCGCGGGTGTCGGGCTTGTCGTTGCGCGGCTCCCGGTTGTCACGCCACTGCCAGGGTTCGCATACGAAAGCCCTTGACTTTGACTTTGCGCGGCACTGCCGCTGCCCGGGGCTTGCCCGATGGGATAGCGGGTGTTGACGTTGCCCTTCCACGGGTTTCCGCCTGCGAGACCTTCGTACATCGTCCCTGCGTAGTTGATGTTCCACGCATCTTCCTGGTTCATGCCCTTGCTGGCTGCCCATTGGTCAATGCCAAGATAGCCAGGCACGGGCTCTGTGAATTGAATCCTGGCCCGGCGATCAGCCGCACGCTGTTCCGCTGAGGGGCGCGCTCCGTGTGAAGCCATCTCTGCGGAAAGTTGCGCCTGGCGCTGGCGGAATACGTCTTGATAGGGTTTGAGTCGATCGGCAATGGTGCTAAATCCAAGACTGTAGGCCATTAGAAGATCCCTGTGCCTTTCCCCCCGCCATAGACAGAGGAGAGGTCGCCTTTTTGCATCAAGATAGACAGCATCTCGTTAAAGTTCCCTCGGCTCCGGCCTGAGAAGCCCTTGTCCTTGGCTTTGCCACTGAGGTCTTGAAACTCGTCCAGGGTAAAGCTGTTCGGGTCGACGTCGGAGCCTTTGAAGAGTCGATCGAGGTCCATCTTCTTTTCCGGGTCGTCCGCGTAGGCATCTTGGAGGTCGTTCAAGGAGAACCGCGGCGGTTCCGCGCTGCCTGAGGCTGGTTGCGTGGGTGCGCCGAACCCAAGGTTGAAGCCGCCGCCTGGTCGCATGGAGCCCTGGTTTGCGTTGCCAAACAACGAACGCCCACGCGGAGCCATCTGAAAGAGATCATTCACCGTAAAGGGCCCGCCAAAGGTGTTGTGATAGTCGAGCAGGAATTGCCGGGGGAAGAGCGTTTGCGAGCCCTGGCGCGAGGTGTTACTGCTGTCTGAGGTGTTAAAGCCAAGTCCGCTTGGTAATAATGCCATAGTGCCTCCTTATCTGTACTCTACCTGCACGGTCGGGGTGATGTCTCCTCCCGAATGGTTGCGGGCACGGACGACAATCTGTGTGGTGGAGACACTGTCCAGATGGACGCTGATGCTCGCATTATTGCATCTGGGCGCAGCCAGTGGAACTCGGCCCAGGGTGTGGGTGAAGGTGATCGTTGCGCTGCCATTGGCCGGAATGAGCGTGCTGTTATGGGACTGCGTGCTCAGGGTCAACAACGCTTCCAGGGTCAACAAATCTTGACGGGCATAGGAAAAATTCTGCGACACCTCACGGAACACCTCGATGACCTGCGGGGAGGCCTGTTGGACTTCGCGGATTTTGTCTCTGGTGAAGATCATGACGGAAAGCTCCTAAGTGATCGGACGCGCGTTTCCAGATCGACGCGGTAGAGTTCAAAGTCCATGGGGATTCCGCCCGTCGAGAGCCGCAGGGTGCACGTGCGTCCCTGCTTGGTCATATCCCAGAGTTTGGCGCGGGCTTCTTGGGCGGCGAGGTCAAGCGCTCCCAGTGGGGTGCCAATAGTAAAGCTCTCCGTGCCCGTGCCTGTGTAGTAGTAGCTGACCAGGCCATTGAGTGCTTCCGTCGCGCGGTGAATCGTCCTGACGGTTGTGACGCGCCCCGAGCGCAGGGCGAGTGGATCGAGCAGCTGAGGCACGGTTTCAATCGTGCTGGTGAAGCTGACACCGTTATCGGTGGGTGAGTTCGCATCGACAATCCAGACTTGCCCGGCGCGATCGCCAACGAGGAGGGTGCCGTCTTCGGACTCGGCGTCCCAGGCGCACGCGCTTTGCATGCCTAACACGGTGTTTTTTGCCCACGGCAGGGCGGTGGTTTTACCGTCAGGGCTGGTGATGCGCGTGAGCACGTAGGCGGGCGATTGTCCAGCCTCCAGCGAGCACAGGTATTGATTGCGGCGGGCGTAGCTGATGCCCACGGCGGTGCTGTAGATTGTCTGGTCAGCGCGTTGCACGAACAAGGCCTGTAAGCCGGGCGAGACATCAAGGGGCGTCGAGCGCTCGCCATCGGTGACACGAAACCCGGCGCGGGCCAGGTAGATGACCCCGCCAGGCCAGGGCTGGACGGTATTGGGGGCAATACACCCTTCGTCACTGTACTGCGCAAGGCTGCCGCCGAAGGTGATATCGCCATGAAAGCGCCAGAGGCCAGTGGTTTTCAGCAGAATGAGTTTGTCATTCACGCCGAGCAGTCCGGTAATCAGTCCGCCCTCGCGGTCGCTCAAGTTGAGGTGATTGCCAGCGGGCCACGTGGTCTCGTCGTTAATCTCAGAGGCATAGACAGAATAGTTCAGTTCATTGGGGTCGGTCGCCCACAATCGGGATTGCCAGACCGTGAGATAGGGGCCTTTCTTGGGGGTGCTGCCCAGGTCCGTGAGCGTGCCTGCCGCGTAGGTGCGCATGGTGGCCACGCCATTGGTGAGAAACGTCTTGTTCTTGCTGGGCCAAAACGCGAAGCGAAACGGCATGTCATTGGCAAAGCCCGTGCCGCCAGCAATCACACTAAAGGTGCCATTACTCGCCGTGTCGTGGTAGAGGTTGACCTGTGCGCCGTCCTTGACGGCGGCCAGCGTTGCCGGTGCGCCCGTGCGGGGGTAATGTCGCCACAGGGAGTAGACATCATCTGGGAGTGGGGTCGCATTGTATTTGATCCGTCCCCGCCGTCCACGGATCGCGCCAGAGGGAAGATAGTCGATATTGTCTGCCACGCGCAGGGCGTTAGCGGGGGCCACGACTTCTGGCGAATCGGCGACCCAGAGGCCACCCAAAAAATTTGTCCATTGCAGCATCATTAGAAATCTCGGATGCGAATCTGCACGGGGCGGTTGGAAAACTGCGCTTTGACCTGACGCTGGCGCATAGCGGTGAGCCCAGCCACCCACATCGCCTCGGCATTGGCCATATCCCGAATGGTCTCGTCTTGAAATTTAAGTCCGTGCCGATAGAGCCCCGCCAGCAGGGTGGGGATGTCCTCGATGAGCACTTCGACAATCTCATCTCCGTCATTGAGGGTTGCTGGGGGGGCGAGGTGCTCAACGAGGCAGGAGGCGCTGGCGAAGTCTGCCTGAGCAACCGGCCAGACTTGCAGTTGGGTTGGGTTGGGATAGACCCGCCACAGGTGTGGCCGGTCGGTGTACGCCGTGCCGTACGCGAGCCACTGGGTCTCGAAGTCGTCATCGCTCGCCTTGGTGAGTTTTCCCCAGGGAGCGCCCCAGGCAGGAACAATGAGTTTGTTGATCTGGCTTGGGAAGAGCGGTGCGGCCAGTCCTGTGATCGTGCGCGTGCTAAAATTGAGAATGCCATTGCTCGGCGTACCAGCACTGAAGAGAAACGCGCTTTCTTTCGTGAGGGTCGAGAGCACGCCGTGCTGGGCCAGCTCGAGCACCACAAAGTCAAAGGTGGTGCTCAGGATGGCCAGAAAACCCGCGGACATATCCCCTAATCGACGGGCACATTCGTTCAGGACGGCTTGCTTTTGCATATTCGCGCTGCCTCTTTAGGGATAAAGATGGACGGGTTCACCACCGCCCCCTCCCCCAGTGCCATCATCAAATGCCTCAATCATCAAGCCCATCATGGGGCGTCGCGTTGTCGTTTGGGACCAGCTTCCCTCATCAGTGCGTGAGGTAAAATGAAAATCCTGTCCGCCCTCAAACGCACCCATGACGGCGGCGGAATTCACATCAAAATTGGGGAGTACGATCAACGTCGTCGTCGTGGGCTTGAGAACAAGTCGATAGCTCGTGTTCGCAGTGAGTGTGACCGGCGATGTGAATTTGCGCTTTAACACAAGGTTCGTCGTCGTTTGCCGAACATCACTATCAAACGAGAGAGAACGAAGCGTCGATGAGCCATCAGCATCGTACAGTATCAGATCCGCGGCACCATCCAGATCTGCCACCATCCACGCGCCCGCGACGGTGACTGGATAAGGAAAACTAAAGTAGAGCCCCTGCTCATCCGGCGTAGAATTTGAGGCATACCCTCCTCCCGTGGTAATCGCCGCATATGGATAGACAGTAGGACCGTAGGCGTAACTCCCATCGCTATACTCTACCGCGACCACCGGAGCGGCCTGTTGCTTTGCCCAGGCTGAGGTGAAGTGGTCAGGATAACTTTCCCCCCCGAAATCATCGGAGTAGTGGGTGACTTGAAGATTGCCGCCCGTTCCCCACACAATGACCACAGCGAGGAGATCTCCCTGCGTGACTGAGGCCCCAGCAGTCAACGTGGTTGTAAACCAGGTATTGTCATTGGCACTGTCAACCACCTGAGAACCGTTGGTGTTGGTGCCAAAGAGCGTCCCCGATGGATCGCCGGTTGTTGTATCGACGGTCTCAAGCCGAACATCGACCGTTGCACCTGTTGTGACAGTGGAAGTGCGCCAGCCTATTTTGCTGACGGTACCAGTCTTTGGCGCATAGAAGACGGCGGCGGCTTTTTCTCCACTAGCATCAAGGGTGACAAAGCCGAACGTGGGTGGCCCGCTCATGAGCGGATGCCAGGGTGGAATAACCGCCATCGGGAACGTCTGCAATGTTGCCAGCGCTGGCGCGGCGGCAACGAGCAGCGCTCCGAGAAATCCAAGGAACGATTTTCGTATCATCAGTGTTCTCCTTATGGCGATGCTCCAATGCTGAGACCTGTTGGCGGGTTTTGGTTGGCAGGGGGAGGCGGGTCTTCTGGTGGCGGGTCTGGTGCGCCCGCGCCAGTGAGCAGACAGGTAAACCCGAAGACGGTGGGGCGTGTCGTATCATCAGTGCAAGTCGCTATCTCGCCTGCGAACCTCACTCCGTGGGTGGTATTGCATTGTGTATTGGTTAATCCTGCTGAAGGACAGGCAATCTTCTGTGGAACGCCACTCGGGTAGAATGTCGATTGATCCAGAATGGCGGTGTCGCGCTGTTCCTTAAAATAAATGCGCAAGTCTATATCGGGATCTGCTCCCCAATTAAACCAATACAGACTATTCTCGACGACAAGCTCGGCAACCAGACTTCCGGGAACCTTATTCATATAGACATCGTATGCTATGCCACAGTTAATCCCGGTTGGTCGATTGACGACGGTATCACGCACTTCAGTCCGAAAGCCGCGATAGTCCGTGACGTGCCCATTGTGAAATGGGTCACGCACGCGAATGTTAATGCAGTTATTGAAGGTGGAGTTCTTGATCGTCTGGACATACGCAGGCTGTGAGTTGCCTCGCGTCTGCCCACACGGCATCGTGATCCCTTTGGCGTACCCCTCAACCTTAAAGTTATCAAGAATGACCTGACTGCCTCGGTAATCGCCAAAATCAATTCCCGAACCTTGCATGGTGCCGGCATAAGCCGTCTTATCTCCCCATATCTCAAAGTTCTTCATGGTCAGATTATGTGTCGGATACATGAGCTGGGTTGCGTTATGCCAGCAGATTTGTCCGTCCGCGGTGATGCGATTTGGTTCGGGAATTTGAATACCTTTCTCTCCCTGCACTCCTATTGACCACATGGTAAAACAGGTTCGGGACGAGTAGGCTTCATTCCCTTTCGCCCCGTCGCCCGAGACGCCCCCCTCAGCGAAGTCGACCTGATGGATATTGATTATGCTACTGGTGGTTGCACTATCATTCCCTTGGGCAGTCGGAACCAAAACATCTCCAAATCCATTCGGAAGTCCTGGGCCAGACTTGAGCAGGTTCGACATCCACAGAATCCCTACTTTTGAAGCATTGGCCGCGACATTATTTTTGATCCGTGAGAGTGGCCCCCGCATCCAAAAGGCCGACCCATCATGGCCACAATCAGGGTCACAGCGTCCATC